CATCATCACTTGCTTTCGTCACCAGGATGTCATCTATCTTCAGATAACCGTCTGCTGCAATATTCAGAGAAATGGTAATGGTAAGCTCCGCACCTGCCTCCACGGTTAATGCACCGGTCTCTGCAAGAGTATAAACATCCCAGCCTCCTGCGGTCAGATCTGCCGATACTTTTCTATCTCCGGCTGTGAGGCTGATGGTTCCGGTCACGTTCTCTCCGGCTGTCAGGAAAGATGCTTTATAGTTACCGGCATCGGATGCTGTCACCGTAGTAGCAGCTGTCAGATTCTGTGCCGTTGCCGAGTAGTAGTTCCAGACAGTTGTAGTATTATTACCGGCGCCGGTATCTGCTTTGGAGGTAGCACTGCTGTCTACACTCCAGGTCTGTGACCAGTCAGACATATCTGCCGGGTCGGTTCCTTCCTCAAAAGTCTTGGAATACAGAACATTGCTCTCCGGTTCAGGAGTGGCAGAAGCTTCCGGCGTAGCTGTGGGGTCCGGGGATTCTGTTGCTTCCGGTGCCGGAGTCTCTTCTGCTGAATCTGTTGCATCTTTCGTAAGGCTCAGGCTGTCCAGGCACACCCATGCACCATTTTCGCTGGTGATCTGGAAGCCGACTTTGTAATTGGTCTCTGCTTTGTCTAATGTAAAATGTCCGGTAAATTGTTGAAAAGAAGAAGTGATATCCAGTGAATCCGTATCTGTGGTATTCTCTCCATGATACACTGTAACCTTTCCTATCTTACTATTGGTGTCTTTGATCCAGCCTGTAACGGTATAGCCACCGGCATCTAAAGATGCGATGGTCTGATACATGCTTACTGTACCGTCTCCAACTCCGAAATTAATCCCCAGTCCACTTGCAGTACCTCCATACGCAGCCCATTGATCGTATTTTATATCATTGGCTGCCGACCATGAGGAGTCATCCACCTTCCAGTTATTACTGTTCCAAAAATCACTGCCATCATCGCCCATATCACCGTCCGTAAACAGATTCGTCTCCTCCGCTTTTACCCGGGTCAATGGTCCAAATTCACTTAAGCTTCCTGCGATAAGAGCCGTTGCACACACAAATGCCAAACCTCTCTTCCAGTCTCTTTTCTTCATAATGCACCTTCCCTTTCTTCTTTCCGACCGGTGCCCCGCACCGGCCGGAACTGCTATATCCCACTCAGCATCCTCCCTGTGGTGCGCAACTTGTTTGCGCAACCGTTTGCTCAGTTATGTTTGGATTATAGCATGTGCTTTTTGTATTTTAAATTGACAATAATTCTAATATTTATTAACTATTTTTGTGTATTTTATCCAATTGTGCATCCATATTTCATCCATTTCATCTTTTCTTCCAGCTTCTGACGCGAAAAGAGATATGCGCAATTCGTTGCGCATATCTCTTTTTGTGTGCTTCCGATTTAGGGATTGCACCGTTTGCAGGGAACATATCCCATATTGATGACCTCTTCTCTGCTGCCGGTGTAGATCTGTTTATTTTTCTCTTTCATATCGTCCACGCTGGAGCATGTGGGATAGTGGAATTTCTTGGTGTTGGTATTCAGCACATAAGTAATTCCCTGGGATTCCTGTGGCGCCGACGATTCCGGTGTGATCTGCACCGCAGTATCGGTCTCAGGCTGTGGCACCGGTGTCTCTTCCGCAACGGACGCTACGGTGCTTTGGTAGGTTCCGCTGCCCTCCGCCCAGTTATCTCCGGTGGCATAGTCAATACCGATCCCCGGCTGCACATTGTAGGCAAATACGCAGAAGCAGATACCCTCCCCGGCATCTTCCACGGAATAGGCTTCCATGAGGACGCCGTCTGCCAGCAGGTTATCACCGTCAAATATGGGAGTGACACGGTACAGGACATGGTTCCCTGTATTTTTGACATAATCGCAGACTTTCGTCTCAAAAGGGAGCATTCCCTGCACGTTGAGATATCTGGTTCCGGTGATCAGGTTCTGCGGGTTGGCGTTTTCCGCCGCCAGCATGTAAGCGATCAGGTGGCAGCGATTGTATAGGTATTTTCCGTCCACATTATCGTATTTCACCAGATGACAGCCGGTAGGCTTCACGGCTCCGATCTCCCCTCTCGGTTCTGTCGGCATCAGATCCTGTCCCACGTTGGCATATGCCACGCCACAGCGCCCCAGGCTGTCCAGCTCGCTGTAGGTTTCGAAGGACTGTGTGGTCAGCTCCTCCTCTGTGAAATAAGGCTGGTTGCCATTGACTTCTGTATAAGGCGTGCCGGAGTATGCCGGAATCTCCCGGAGGGAAAATGCTGATGTGCCTTCTCCTGCCGGAACATCTGTTGCAGATACGACCTGCTGCGATTCTTGTGTATCCGAAGAGCTTTCCAGTGTCTGTCCGGATTCGGGTTCCGATGCTGTATTCTCCGATGCCTCCAGCAATTCGGAGGGGATCGTCGCCAGTTGCTCAATCGCATAGGTATTGTCCTGCGGCGTGACGGTGCTTTCCGTACAGCCGGTGAATGTCAATAGCAACGCCAGCCATAATGACAATTGTGTTATCAAACGTTTCTGAGGTCTGTTGTGTTTCTTTTTCATAGCTTGTCAATTACTCCCTTGTAAAACTCTTTGGAAATTATACCACATTTTTCATCTGACCTTTCCTTTTCATTGACAATTTTTTCAAAAAACAGTATGCTGAAAATATCTAAAAACACTTCAAATAATATGCCAATCATCTAAACATTTCGGCTTATTATTTGAGGTGTTTTTTTCTGCTTATTGACACACGTATTTACACGTATTATAATTTAAGAAAGGATATCAATGAAAACAAACGAACTGCTAAAACTATTAAAGAAAAATGGTTGTTCTCTTATCCGCCACGGAAGCAATCATGATATTTGGTATAGCTCTGTGACGGGAAAACAGTTTGCTGTTCCTCGACACAAAAAGGAAATAAAAACCGGAACTGCCATTGCTATTTTGCGCGATGCCGGAATGGATTCTTAGAAAGGAGATTCTTATGTCTAAATATGTTTATCCCGCTATTTTTACTTCTGAACCAGATGGAGGTTATTCTGTATATTTTCCCGATCTGGAAGGTTGTTATACCTGCGGCGACACACTGGCTGATGCTCTGTTTATGGCTGAAGATGCCCTCGCGCTTATTCTCTATGGATATGAAAAGGACCAACGCCCCATTCCACAGCCCTCCAAAATGTCAGACATCAAAGTTACTGCGGATTCCTTTTTAAGTATGGTTGCATGCGATACCCTGGAATATCGCAAACGTTTTAATAACAAAGCTGTTAAAAAGACATTGACCATTCCCGAATGGCTGAATGAAGCTGCTGTTGCAATGAATATTAACTTTTCACAAGTATTGCAGGATGCTCTTTTGCAGCGAATCAGTCCTCAATAATGCACACACGAAAAATAAAAAGTGCCGCAAAAACGGCACTTTTTCTATGGAGTAGACGGGAGTCGAACCCGTAATGCTATTTTTCCACAAACTTGAAAATAGCGCAAATGCTGATTGTTACGTGATTTGCAGTGTTTTTGTTATTTCGTACTTGGTAGCAAAATGTCCTAAAAAGAAGCCGTTTTCCCTTGCTATGCAACACGAAATGCAACACGAAATCTTACTGTTGCAACTTTGTATTTTCATATAAAAAGCGGAGAGCATTTTACCCTCCGCTTCTCATTATTTCAGCATCTCTCTTATTCTCTGTAATCGCGCCTGGTAATCACTGTCCTGGTTGCCGGTATAAGTACCGTTTATCATTGCAGCTATCTTGCGCTGGTTCTCATTACTTGCCACGGATCCGTAAGTACTCTCGTAGGTCCCGTCAAGCATAGCCTGTATCTTTGCCTGTGATTCTTCATGGCTGCTTGCAACAGGGTCCGTATACGTTCCATCCAACATGCTCTGAATCTTTTTATAGTTGGATTCTTTATACCCGCTATAATCTCCGATACCTGTCTTCTGTGCATAGTACCAGTATACTCCGGGATAGCCGTTATAATCATATGCGGTCTGTGCTTCTTTTGACAGATTTCCGATCAATAATGATAAATAATATCCCTTATCCTCATCAGATCCCGGAATATCCGCTACGGCCGCAACCTTGTCCTCTGCCTTGTTGCTATCCATACTCTGTTTAATTCCGAGAAATGTTGCAACGCCGGCGGCTCCCTTGTCCTGATAGATCTCATACATCTTCTTATATGTTTGGGATGATTCAATATCATATCCAAGGAGTTCCGTCTTTGCCAGTGCATCTGCAAAATTATACAGATCTGCTATTGCACCGGCTTTCTGATCGTCACTCATATTATTATAGGAAGCGGAGTTAATCAGTGCCGATGCCATACCGTAAGCATTCTGCCCCATGATACGCTGATACTCAGAATACTGCTCACTGTTCAACTTTACTGTTTCCCCATTGATTTTATAGCTCCATGCCGCCTTCTTGGGGAATACAGCGGCGTCACCGGTGGAAGCATACAGATCGTTGATTTCATCATCAATTGGTGTTTCCCTGATATTACCAATCTGTCCGGGATTCAGCAGGTTAGCTAATGCTGCCTCCCCCGTGGAATCCTGCCGTTTGATGGGATTTCCCCAGGTATCATAGGCAACCGGCAGTGTCTGCGACAGACCAGGAATCTTTGACTTTGCCTGATTGATGATGTTATTCAGCTTGCTGGTATTATCATAGGTAACTCTCTGAGTGGTATCACCGATACGTGCAGCAGCTCCTAACTGTGCCGGAATCCATCCGAGAGGTGCTTCCAAAAACGTGTCTGCAATATTCTCTGCCGGCGTACCATTTCCACCGAATATATCAGTCAACGTCTGTAAAGGAGACAGATCTGACCAGGCATTTGTAGCTGCCACAGCTCCCTGATAAATGGTGTCCAGTGCATTGTCAGAATCCTGCATACACTGATATATCGTTGTGCCAAGAATAATAGGTATAGATGCCGACTGTGCCCAGTCAAAAGTATAATAGTTATCTCCTACCTTGACAGAATATGCCAGCTTACCATGAGATTTTTCCCACTGTGCCTCATCCTTATCATCTGACAGTGCTCCCTGGATGATGCCTGACTGCGCCAGTGCATATCCCACCGCAATAGCTGCAGTTCCAGTTGCTCCCTGTCCTAAAAGAGTAAGGGCATTTGATACCTCCACATTACTCTTAGCATTTTTTAATTTTACCAGTGCATTTGCAACACCAACAGGACTATAATCAATACCCCTCATGGCAATGTTAGCAGGTGTTTTTGTAAAAGGCATCACAATGTCACCTGGAACACCAAGCGTCCGTCTAACATCACTCAGAATGGTTGCTAACTTCGTATCATCCTTAAATGTAGCTTTGTACGCTTCCTGTGTTGCAAGGGTATAGGCATCTGCCGGAATACTTTCGAGATCGGTGATCCCATGTGCTTCCAAATAGGAAGCCATACGAGATTCAAAGTTCTTTTTTACAAACACATCATCTCCTTTTTCCAGAAGATAATATGTAAAGTTCCTAGCTGTCTCCATGAGTGAAGGAGATACATCCTTTCCCATAGCCTGATTTGCCCTCGTCAATGCACCATTTGTAAGATTGTCGAACATCTCCGAGAACTTACTACCCTTGAATATCTGCTTATCCCTGATAGCTCCCTGCGTATCATTGTACTTGTTGTCTCCCAACAGCTCTTCTCTCACAGTTTCAAATGCTTCAGATGCAAGCTGCCTAGATTCCTTAGAAGCAACCGGCTTAGCAGATTGAGTACTCTGATACTCCGGGTGGATGAGCTTATATGCTCCCTCTCCCAGTGCCGTAACTCTGTCAGCAGTCCACCTTATAGGCATCATAAATGCGTTAGAGACAACGTTTCTTACATTGGTCCGCACATTCAGCAACATAGATACTCTACGCAGTTCCATGAGTTTCTCAGTCATCGTGACAGGATATTCCTTACGCAGACGATCATACACATTCTCATACGCCGCCTTAATAGCATCCGTATCCCCAGGATCAATATCCGAAAACTGTTTCACCTCGCTGTCGGTCATCTCGAAATTCTTCCACTTATCCTTGAATTTCTTCTGCCCGGCTTCATTCATGCTGTCAATCTCACGAACCATATACCGCATGGCCGCCTGCGGATCATTATTCAGCATCGTGATTGCTGCTGCTTGGGAGAACTGACCGGATTCTGTCAGAGCCTTACTCATGTCTCTTACAATCTGTACAGCTTCATCCACTCTGCCGGCATTAGTCAGTTCTTTCGCGATATTATATCCCAACGGAACCGCCGCGGGATCCTTTTTTGTTCCATCAATCATCTGTCGGAACTGAGCAATGGCAGAATCAATGTTACCGCTGGCAAGAATCGCATCAGCTTTTGCTTTGGTATCCGCATTGCTCAACTGCGTATACATATCCGGATTGGAAATAAATTCATTTTTCAACGCCTGCGGTGCATCCGTCTTATTGACAAGTGTGTCATTGTAACTCCGCATACGCTGATTTCCGATCTGATCTGTGTTCTGCTGCATCTGCATGTTGTTCTGTTCAACGCTCTGTTGTAGATTCTGTACAGGAGCAGTATTGCTCTGCTGATTCACATTTGCCGTGCTCTTCTTTGCCGCATCCCGCAAATACTTTCCATACGACATCAGAGTATCGACAAATTCTCCCTCTGTGAAAGAAGTTGCCACACGGTTATTCTGAGACTTCGCAGTGCCCTTACCGCTTCCCTTCCGGGTATAGGAATGCCCCTTCATACTGTCGTCGATCTCTGCGGCCAGTGTCACAGCCTTGTCGATGGCACTCTGATTGCCCGTCTGAAGATACTCGTTGATTGCCGATTTCATATCAGCATACATGGAAGCAGTATTTTCATTTCCCTTGTACATTCCAACCAAACGATCCAGTGCCTTGTCGAGATCGTTGAAGCCTTCGATTTTCTTTGAATTATACTGGGTTCCGTTGACATTTTCAGCAGAATTGGATATACTATTATCAAATGAGTTTGACAAATCACTCACACTATTGGTAGGTGCACCTGCCTGTGTGGTTACGTGATTAGCTGCGGTGGGTAAAGGACCCATGCCAGGAGCTTCGGTCAAACTCATTTCATTTATAACTTTATGTGTCCGATAGTTGTTTGTATCCGGATGGACTTCAACATCAAATGCAACAATATAGTTTTTTCCGTTTATGGTAGCCGGTGTTTCAAAATAATCATATCTTACAACGTCTGACTTATTTTTTGATCCATGTTGAACATAATTTCCGCTTCCTACATAATTTGAATTTCCTACAATATTTTCTATGTTATCCAGTACAGACACTTTTTCAGCAGATAATTTGGAATCTGACATTATTTTACTTACAGCACTTTTATTTACAGTGACAGTATATGGATCATTGCCAAACTGCGCACCATTCACGACAATATCCTTTGATGTAGATTCTCCAGAAAAGATATTTTCGTAAACCTTTGTAAGAATTTTTTTAATATTCCTTCCGGTAAAACTACTGTCATATCCTGCTGTCTGTATATTGGACACAGCATTATTATAGGATTCCTGAGACACTTCTACCCTATTTGCATTCTGTGACTTCTGCGTAGGTGTTTCTCCATTATACGGACTGTATATGGTAGTTGCCTGTCCTGCTTTTACAGCAGTCCCTGAAGTATCTACATCATTATGTAGAGAAGAAGTGCTCTCCATATCAGTTACCGGGACATCCGCATCTAATTTGTTAGCTGCCGATCTATTTCCTATAACCCTACCAGCAAGCGCAGTACCGCCACCCATGATACCACCGGAAACAGCACCGGCAAGACCGGAGTATCCTACCTGCTTAAAGACATCAATTACAGCCTGTTTCTCTGCTTCACTTTCTGACATACCCTGCTTCTGATACTGGTCCACGGATTGTGCATAATTGGACAGACCACCGTTAATCAGAATATCAGCAACCTGGTCAATTCCTTCTGTTGTCATCTCGCTGGCGCCCTCATTAACCATCTGGCTTAGCACAGATTTAATAATTCCTTTTCCTGCTTCTTTAGATACATTGCCTGTAAATATACCCTTTAATGCCTGCAAAGGTAGGGCTTCAAAGGCTCCCTCTGCCAGTCCAGCAATCGCACTGGTACCCATGATCTTATTCGGAGACAATCCCCTGTTTGCAGTATCAATAATACTGTTATTGTAGGAATTTAAACCTTGCAATGCACCAGCGACACCGGCATTACCGCCTGCGAGTGCCATAGCAGTTGCACTATCACCGATGGAAGTTCCGACATTGTATAACAGCTGCCCTGCTTTACCGAAATCATTACTTACCGCACCTCTCATAGCATTCGACATATTGCTATAACTGTTGGCATAGCTGTTCGGATCAATAGGTTTTCCAGTTAGATAGTCTGCAGTATTTGCAACAGCACCTGAAATCCCACCGGCAGCATTAAGCGGAAACGTGACAGCAGTCCCAAGGATTTTATGCTGATTGGCAAAATCAGCAGACTGTTCCTGCTCTTTTGCCCGGTTCTGCCTCTGCGCATAGTCCAACACATCCGACATAGATAATCCGGTACCTTTAACTTTCTGTGCAATCTCCTTTTTCTGTTTCCATGATTTTAAGCCATTAAGAACATCCAATCCCTGAAAGACAGAATTTCCCATTGTGCCGGAAGATAACGTGGACAAGTCATCAGATGTCACTCCTGCGCGGGATAATGTGCTTCCAATCTGATTGCTTTTCTCCTGTTGATATTTCGGCAATCTCGACTGTTTTACCTCATACTCATACTGCTTGCGCGGGCTGAATGTTCTCTCTACAATATTATAATTAGGGATGGATTCATAGCGAGACGTCGCAGAGGATTGTTTGATCCCCTGCGATGCCAGTGAATAATCAGGTTTCTGTGGCAAGCGTGACTGTGCCGTGCTTCTGTTGTTATTCTGCTTAGACTGATTTTTCATATAAGCATCTACCAGTCTGGAATCCCATTCTTTATTATTTTTACCGTCAATATTTACTCTTGCCATATCCTATTCACTCTCCTAATATTCGATACCTGCCTCTGCAAACATCTGCTCAATCTGTGGAATTGTATATCCCTCCTGCGCCAGTGAAGATGCAATATCCGCTGCAACATAACCATTGTCACGCATATTCTTTACCCTCTTTACCAACGTGTTACTGCTATTTCCGGATCCACTTGTCTTGCTGGATCCTGATACCGATAATGTGGTCGGAGCCATTGCATTTTCAAGCATAGCCTTAAATGCCGTATTCTGAAGATCAGCATTTGCACTTGACTGATTATTGATCAGATTACTCATAGCATTCGTATATGTACTGTCCATGTTGGCCAAAGCATTATACAGATCCTGATAGGATGATACTGTATTATTTGCAAGGTCATTCTCCAACTGCATCCGGTATGCCATGTTAGAATCATTTGCAGAGTTCACAGCATCATTGTATTTCTGCTGTGCACTTGCAAGATTGCTATTGTATGTCTGCTCCAACTCTCTCAGATTATCAGCAGCAGTATTCTGAATGTTATTCCGGGATGTGCCATAGTTATTGAGCATGGAAGCAATTGCACTCTCACTCGCACCACCGGTAAGTCCCTGTGCATTCAACTGCTGTTTCAGGTTCTTCTCGTTCATCATTCGATTGATATATGCTTCTCTTAATGCATTCTCTTCGTTCTGCTGCAGAGTTGTTTTTGAATTACCATAAGATGACGCTAACTGATCTTTTGTAGACGCATAATTACTGTCAAGCCCTGATAATCGTTTTGCATATGCAGATTCCAATGCTGACATATTGTTGTTGTAAGCATTCTGTGCAGCTTGTCTCTGTGCTTCCTGTTGTTCTCTCAGCCTTGCTTCATAGGCTTCCTGCTGTGCTCTCAACTGATCAGATAATTGCTGTTGTGCCGCCTGCTGCTGTGATAACTGCTGTCCATAAATAGACTGATACAATCCATTAACATCAGCATTCCCACTAGTGGAATATGAATAACTTCCAGACGAACCGCTCGAAGATCCACCAGAAGTGCTACCAGAAGATTCGCTGCTACCAGTCGTCCTCGGCCAATTGGTAGGTCCGCTAGGTCGATTACTATTAGCAGGTATATCTGACGGTCCACGATAAGGGCTACCAGAAGAGCTTGTATTACTTCCCAGCGTATTATCTCTTCTCACACCACCTCCACCATGAGTTACAGAAGATGAAGAAGTATGTTTTTTCGGAGCTCTTTCAAGAGATGCTCCCTTAATATTACGAATAGTATCAACTGTTACTTTTGCCATTTGTGTTCCTCCATAAAACAAATGGAGGTATGCAAAAGCACACCTCCGTGATCATATTTATGCTGCTACCAGGTATTTCCGAGTGGTCTTTCCTGCCAGTCCGTCTGCAGTAATCTTGCAAGACTGCTGATATTTAATGATAGCTGCTACGGTCTTCCGACCACAGATACCGTCGATATCATCTTCTGTCAGCAATCCGGCTTCCATGAGTTCCCACTGAATCCACTTGACACCCTCACCCGCGGAAATAAATACCTTGATATTCTTCTTCCTTGCCTGTGCCTTACTGGTTACCGTCATGGTAGGCTCTGTGTAAGGGTTGGTTCCCTTCCAGGTTCCCGGCACTTTTACATCGTAGGTGTAATCCATATTCTTAAAAGTCAAGCCATATACCCATTTTGTCGCGGATACCTTGCTCATGACTGTACCATAGTTAATGCCCTTTGCTTCAATACACATAGGGACGCCATTAACATTGCCGATATAAACACCTACGTGTCCGGATTTCCACAGGACGGTTCCTACCGCAAAATCATTGATCTTTGCAATCGGCATCCGGGTGTACGCGGTCTGATACAGCTGATAAGAGCCGATGTTAAGCTGCCGGTATCCGGCGATCAGTCCAGAGCAGTCCACATTAACCTTGCCGACCTGCCCCTTTCGCCGTGCCTTTGCCATGTAGGAGGTGGTAACGACCTTGGGATACATTCTGTGCATAGTGCTCATTTTGTTTTCGGTTAGAGCGCCCTCGGGAATCTTGGCCCCATAAAAATACGGGGTTCCCAGGTGCACTCTTGCATATTCTGACAATCCATTTCCTGTCAACATTTTTACCCCTCCTTATTTACATCAGACTTGTTCTGTAAGATTTCGATTGCCTTTGTGATAGCAACCGGAAGAGGGACGCCCATTATTCCCAAATTTTCTACAATGCTAATCAGTTCGTTTGCGCAGAAAGCAATAATCACTGCTGTCCGGATGTAGTCTGTTCCAAGCAATATATCCAGTCTGTGTGCCACCAGAACAATCAGTAGTGTTACACCCTTTTTAACGAGTCCTTTCCATGCACTGTAAGAACTTAGTGCGCCAGATTCGGATTTATTGCTCTTCTGCCAAAAGGCTGCAATCAATACCCCTAACAGGAAATCCGTCCCCATAAAAATCAGTAACGTGATAATATCTTCTCCCCATCCACCAAAAAGGTTGGCGATAAAACTGCCGATAGCACCGAAAACGGTCAAAATTTTCATTTTGGTTACACTTACATTCATAATATTTACCTCACTTTCTCAATATAAAAGCCGGTCACTCCCGCAAAGGAAGTAATCGGCTCATGACTCTTGGTTACTATGTAGTTGTTGGTAGGACCGTCTCTCACTCTCATAGGCAGCCTCCTACTCTGCTGTTGCGGTCAGATCTGCCAGCTGGGTCTCCAAGGTATTGATCTGATCCCGGAGAGCCTGTCTCTCTGCGTGGACAGTCTCGATATCATATTCCGTCTGTTCTCCAAGGAGAGCGTACTCATACGTTTTGATAATTTTATAATCACTGGCGGCGATCTGTGCTTTAAGACCATCGATTTGCGCAGTCAACTGACTGATCTGCTGCTGTCGTGCCTGCTCTGCAAGCTCCTCTTCGGTCGGTTCAGGTTGCACCGGTTCAACTGGCTCAATATATACTGAGCCATCATTTGACAGCTCATACCAGCCGTCACCCGCGCGAAATAAAGTTGTGTATGCCTCATACTCGCCGTTGTCCAGCGGATATTTGCATCCCTCATCCAGGTAGAGGCGGAAGCCGTCAGTATTTACTGTGAGATTGTCTCCGGTGATCCGGATCACATGAGGACTCTCCTCTGATACAACGACCAGCTGTACGGTCTTTTTATTTTTAAATTTTATGTAACCCATGCGGGCTCCTTTCTGGCGCTCTTGTGGCTGCGCCCGCCTTCTGATCTACTACACTAAATGGCAAGTTAGGTAAGTATAAATTATCTACGTGTGGATTCTTTTCCATTGATCTAGTTGTTGGATCAAATATAGTTTCAGTGGATAAGTTAGTGTCTGGTAGTTTGCCTCAAACACCATATACTCTATTCACCGTTATATCACAAGGAACGTCTTTAAATAGGTTAATAGATATATTTTTTGATGGTGGTAATAATGTAGTGGCATATACAAATGTAGCTCAAAGATATAGCATAATGTGGGTGTCTTTCGAATTGACTTAAGTACTAAATAAAGCCTTGGTAAGTGTAATATAACCTCCAACATTGGTGCTTTCGGTAGATGAATACGAAAACATTTGTAATCGCAAATAATGGTTTCCACTTAAAGAACTACAATTATATGATGTGTTTATTGTGTATGTTGTTTTCTCCTTATCATAATTCGGATGAGCATATAAAGTAGTAACTTCAACTCCAGAAGCATTTAACAACTTAACTTTAGGTCGATAATCATCAGAACCATAAGGATTATCTGTTACTTTATAAGATGATCCCTGCAAAGTTAAAGTTTTAAAACTAGATAGGTTGATTGCTGGAGAAGTATAATACACATAAGAACTCATTCCGGTTTGTGATGCGATTTTTAGTGTAACAGCACTACCATTAGAGGAAGCACTTGGCGTAATAGCTCCTCCAGCAGTACCAACCGTCCACCCACTTCTTATCAAAGAATAAGTAGCAGGATTTTGTGATGCTACAACAGCTATTAATTGGTTAAATGTCATATTGGCGTTTACTAATCCGCTTGGTTTTAAAGCATTATATAGTGCAGCCGCATACGACGCCTCACTGCTAAAAGGGATAACTGTATCTGCACCTGCCGGATTCGTAATAATGTAGCCATATTCTCCGTTAGAATTCACGCCGAATCTAAAAGGAACATTATCTGAGGCAATTAACTTGCCATTTACATCAGCAAATCCATCTGCTACCGCCTTGGCATCCGGCACGTAGCCGGTCACCTTGGTAGCCAGCAGATCCTCCTTTGTGGTGATCATCTGTGCAAATGCCGGGGCAGTGAGATCAGCAAAAAATTTCTTTATTTTTCCAAATACAGTAGAAACTTTTTCACCAGTGGAAATATTTGATCTTGTTTCTGCCACCTCAAACGCAACTGTAGTGTCTGGCAAAGATGCTTTCTGAAGATATTCCTCTGGAGCGACACCACCTAATTTTTCCGCATTATCCACTATGCCTGTATTATTTTTGTCGTAAACAGCCTTTTGCATGTCGCCTGCGCCTAATTCTATTGCATAATTGACTATTGCTCCTGATGTTGGTATTTTAGTGTCGTCAGCAGTCACAGTTTTATCAATAGATGATATTCCATTAAACATGCTGACTAATGTAGTTATGGAATCATAAAGTTCAGCTGTAACTTTATCTAACGTCTCTTTGTTTTCATGACCATGCCTTTTATCACTGTTTTCTTTTACAATCTGATAAATTGCATTCACAACATTCTGTATTACGTCTTTTTCTTTCGTTTCAGGATTCTCAATTTTGGAGGATAATCCTACCTCATCTCCGTTAAGTCCATCAACGATCTCATTTAATTTAGGTATAATGACATCCCTTGATAACTCATCAAATTTTGCCTGCATTTCTGCAGTCGAGAGACCGGGGACATCCGGAAGCCCAGTCACTCCTTTATTTGCCAAAGATGTATCCGTGATTTTTTCAAAAGCCATAGCTTACCTCCTACTTATGATTACCGTTTTCCACGTACTCCAACGCAATATCAAAAAGGCCAAAAGGTTCATTCAATTCAGAATTTACGAATCTGAATCTTGCCTTATCTACCTTCTTCACACGAAGTTTAGTTGGAATAATTTTTTGTGTCTGATCAGAACTGAAAGTGAATTTTGAAAACACGACACTGCCAAAAGATAAATATCTTGCAGTATAATTGTCCTTTTTTATAAACGACCACAATCCCCTTTTTTGCACATACATTTCCAAAGTGGTAGCTACGGCAGACTTCAACCGCACAGCCAAATAACGGAATGTCTTATTTTTATAAAACAATTTTCCGTCCAGATCCGGTGTTTCCCAGATTGCTTCTATCTTCTCCCCGTCATCGTTGTATGATACAAGTGCATCGGAATCGCTATAAAACTCACACACCCTTCCATCAGTTGATCCGAAATATAAGTTTCCGTCTTTTTCCCACATACAATTTGCCGGAAGATTGGTTCTATAAAATCCTGCGTATTGCCGTGTAGAATAAGGCATAGACTTATCTGTCTGCATAGGCTGCAGTCCATCGAGAATGTAGGCAACCCCGTTTACACACAGCCAATACATATCCTTGTAGACAAAAGCAAATGATTTTTCAAGATCAGATTCTTTCAACAATTTCCCATTAAGATAAAAGCTTCTGTTCTGACCGTATTTTTCTCCCGTAATATCCTGTGCTGTAATAGCGTATACGCCTGATCTCGTGAGAAAAAGAGGTTCACTGGATAAATATGCAAATGTATCCTTTGCAATGGCTCCTGCGCCTTGTAGAGTGTTTACCGAACGGAATACCGGCTTATTATCTGCCAGTACGCCTTCTCTCAGGACAATGAACTGATCCGTCTCCATTTCATCCTTATGAGTTGCCAGGTAATTATTGATTACGCTGTATCCCATAATGGCAGACTTACTTGTCCCAAGACTGCTATAATACGTATCCGCAAAATACGTAGGATCATTTTGATCGCTGAACCAGTCCTGATTGATATAATCAGGATTTCCGCTTAAGAACAGTCTGTCCATTGCCCCTTTCAGTCCATACTGTGTTCCTATGCAGCACTTATTTATTCTGTCAGCATATCCGCTTACAGTTCGGTATGCTGTTATCTTCACATTGTCTTCACCGGTTACAGGACTTTTGCCAGGCGCAGCCGTAAAATTGATAATGCCGTTTTCTCTGTCTACCGTAAAATCCGTATTTTCTGTTTTCTCAGCCCAAGAGCCGGAGCTGTCCAGAATATAGGCTTTCACTGTGGTATCATCAAGTCCACCAAAAGTCATATGATACGCAGTATCACTTTCTGTCCCCGCAAATAATTCTGTAAAACCAGGCTGTATAAGGTTTAAATCTTCATAGCTTGTACCTCCGCCATTAGGTGCCTTAGCAATCGTAACTGTGGGTATCTTTGCATATTCCGATGCCGGTTTTACTTCCGCCCCATCCCATACGAGAAGCTTTTTCCCATCAACGATATAAAGTTTGTTGTCAAATTGCCAGCTTCTACTCCGCGCATTATTTGCATCAGAATACTTTACAACGCCGTTATAATACATTTTCGTTCCTGCATGGACCAATCCATATTGTTCGCCGCGGATATAATGATACCCATTGATTTGATCATCATATTCCGCTATTTTTTTGTACCCCATGCATTTACGTACTTTCCCAGGAACATCCCGGATCATGTTCTTACAGTTCGGACTTTGATTCTCACTCACTGCAGCCGGGCTGTTTGTGAAATCTGCTCCTAAAAATGTACTGATCGTAAGAACACTCCTGCTTGGGCTTGATGGAATGGAAAATTTTGTAGCCATTAAATCCACCCGCTTTCACTCGTAAATTCTTCATAGCCTTGTTGCATACTGCTGTCAATAAGGCTCTCAAGTGCTACTTCAAACTCATTACGATATGTTGTAGCAATACCGTTATCATCATCCTTATACAGCTGACTGGCCATATAAAGAGGCAGAAGTACCACTACTTCATCATCTACCGGGAGAACATAATCATCCGCTGTATCTGCTGTGATAGTAGGTGGATATGCACGATAATATACCGTATAGCTCCCAGGATCATCCCTGCCGAGAACAAGGATGTTATCACTCTCCCGGTAATACTTACTGGTCTGAATATACCCGCAACCTAAGCTTCCCTCGTAATAGATCTGATTGTCTCCGAGCTGATAGAAGTCAGGACATATCTCTTTGAGATTATATCTCACCATCTCAGCGTATTCAGGGACTTCTGATTCTTTATCAAATTCCTCATAATACAATGCAACATTCTTTACCGCACTAGGATATTTGCTGATAAAAATAAGAGCCACATCTCCATCCAAAGGATTCTCGAGAAGCCCTCTATATTCAGTATATGTGTTCTTACTTTCAAGTTGGATGGTATCACATTCTGTTCCTCCAACCGTTACCATTAAAGTTCCTTTTCCGGTAAATTCAAAGAAATATGCATGTGCTCCCTCCCCCGAAAATTCATATGTGCCAAGGCTATGGATCTTACTTGCTTCCTCGTCAGAAATCAGATTTTTCAAAGGATTATGTGCAATAACAACACTCTTTACAATAGATTTACCGGCAGTAGATAACCTTTCCAGTGCCTCATTAGCCACCATCGGCATTCCGGCAAGGTAATCCGTTGTGGATTCATCTGTTGGTATGTTGCTACCATCCGCAGCAAACATTTTCTGTAATGTGGCTAATTTGACATCTTTCCAGGTCATACTCATTGTTTCTTTCTACCTCCAGTATTTCTTGTACGTGTGGTTGTTCTTGTTCTCTTCACAGGATCATCTTCTGTTTTCTTCACAGGCTTGTCTTCTGTTTTCTCCGGAATAGGAATAGGGATCTCTTGTTCAGGTTCCGGAATAGGAACGGTGATCTCTTTTTCAGGTTCCGGAACCTTATCAACTCTCTTTGAAATATAGTCACCGGAAGGAAGTACGGCCTGCACTTCATAGTACAGACCGCCATCCTCAAACACGGTGCCTATTGTAAAATTAGGCTTTACCATATTCTACCTCCATTAGCTAAAACTTAAGGTGGTACCTGCGGATGCACCGCCAAGGATCACATGTCTCCAATCATTGAAACCGGCAGACATACGAGAGTATCCGTTCCACTCGAGGTTACGAGTATGCAACTCCACCTGATTCTTAACATCAAGAGGAACACGATCGTAGAACATAGATCCTCTAAGTTCCTTGTTTGCCTGAGAGGACATCAGGATATAAGGTGCACCGGAGGTTACCTGCCACATGGGGTCTACTACCAGATTCCATAATCCCTTCTGGGTGTTGATATCATTGTTGGAAGATCCAACAATCAGTTCGGAACGGATGATGCGCTTGATCAAATCCTCCAGTTCGGGAACATTAGAAGGGATGATAATGGTATCAAATGTATACCCCTGGATGTGTCCGCTCTGATTGCGGAAGTTTCTACCGATATTGGCTAACTTGTTCAGAACCTTAGTGTCAGTTCCAAACGCATTAGTAAATACGTTACTCTGCGCAGCCACACCAGCTTTAACTCCTGCATGATCTGTTGCAAACAACGCTTTGCCATCACCAGTGGTCTTATCAATTTTCTTTGTTCCGAAAGTGAAACTTGCAGATTCGGTCGTCAACGCATCGGATGCAAACTGTGCGCGAGTACGCTTATAGGATCTTACCAGGTTAGCAGCCATAGTTTTCATAATATCAATGTCGTCATCATCCTTCGATTCTCTGGTACATACGAAGGACTTAGAGAATGTTTTATGTACGATCAGCTTGGACTGTCCAGCCTGAATATCATCCAGAGGTGCTTTATCACCTTCGTCTACGATGTCAAAATTTCCAAGAGAAGTGATAGATCCTAACTTTTCCGCATACTTCTTGGAATCTTTCTCATTGAATACAGATGTGACAAACGCATCAAAGTCACTCTTTTCACTATCAGTATCCTGCATAACCGCCTGTAATACCTGCGCTGTTACTTTCCACAGATCATCATTAAGCCCACTATTTTTACTAAATACAATTGCCATATTTTTTTATCCTCCTTAGAATTTTCCTACTACCTTTGCTCCAACGGCACCGCCTGCAGAAAGCAGCATGAATACGCCGCCGGTGGTAGTTGCTGTTACCTGAGCAGCATCCGTGTGAATAGTTACTTTAGAGCCTGCCTTAACATCAGAAGCATCTGCGGCACAGGTGGTCTCCCACTCCTGACCGTCTACGATCTCGTACACGGAAATATCTTTCATTCCGCTTGCGGGGGCTACGTAATTCTCAGCACAGATAAACTGAGGCTTGGTGGTTCCGGTTGCCTGTGTCAATCCACCATCAGTCAGCACCAGTGCATCACCGATCTTGTAGGTAGTGGATGCGGTAGTTGGAAGCTGTTTGATGATAGGGAAATTAGGGTTTGTTGCGCTTTTTACAAAACTAAACATTTTTGATTCCTCCTTATAAAGTTTGGTTGTATTTTTTCTTAAGTTCTTCATCACTTAAGCCGGGAAAATACTCTCTCCATGTGGAGATTTCTTTATCCGGAATATCAGCGAGGTTGGAACCATCAGAAACACTTGTGGTTGTTTCCAGATGGCCTTTAGACCTTGCCTGGTTAATTGCTGCTTGCTTTGCAGCTGCTGTCTGCCGAGTAGAAATACTGTCAAAATTTGCCAGTTTAAAAGCATCCGGCAGTCTCAATCCTTTGTTCACATATTCCAGTACGGAAGCGTAGGATGCATGCTTTTCTAAGTCTTCCAGAGACTTAATCTCAGGAGCCATAGCAGTTACCGCCTTAATGTCTTCATCAAGCTGTTTCTGCACTTCTGCTCTCTGATTGTTCTCGAGAATCTGCTGCGCCTGTCTGATTGCAGGAGAATTGTTTACCATCTGCTCAATCAGATTAGGATCAATACCTTTTTCTGTGAGCTGCTGGTTCAGTGTCTCTCTCTGCTGGTGTTCGCATGCCTGAAGGTAGTCTTCCATCGTCTCGATGTTTTTCCCGGTAACAGGGTTCACAACGCTTCCGAATAAGCGTTTTACTTCACTGTTGATTCCGGACATCTTACGGTTATAGGCTTCCTCTGCCTTTCTTCTGGCGGCAGCAAATTGTGAGTTGATTTCATCTGACTGCACTTGTTCTGTAGTTTCCGGTTCTGCAGTTCCGGCATCTCCATCAGGTACAACAGGTTCCTCAACCTGGTTATCAGTTACAACAGGGTCGGCGAGTTCCTGTACGTTTGCGCCTTCTAAAATTTCATCCATGATTACCTCCCGTGATTTTTGCGCTTTTCACATGCGAAATTTTTGTATCAAAAAAGGACCCTAAGTTTCCTTAGAATCCTTGGATACCGGTAGTTCATTCCTAACGGTTGCAAATATTTTATTGTAATAACTGCATTGCGGATTGCGACACTTCATCTCATGCTCAATAAAGAGTTTCTGCTCATTAAATAATTTTGGAGAATCAGTTGACAAAACATATTTTGATGAGGCTATTGCCGCTTCTATCTTACAATATGGGCATTGCATTTCCAGCACCTCCTGACTGTTCACTTAACGCTGCATTCTGTGCTTCCATCTGTGCATTTTCTTCCTGTACACGCTGTGCCATGATCTCTTTCATTTTGGAAGCATTCGGATAATCATTCTCTGCCATGAACGTCCAATATGCCAGTAGAGTTTTATCCTCTCCCAGGGGACCAAATGCTCCGGATTGCAATTTCATGTCAATCTGCTGCCACATTGCTTCACGATTCATCATAATCGTTGATGTAGGATCTGTGGTAATGATAAATTCATCATCCCAGTAGTATTCCCCGGCAGCATCCTGCTTTAAAAAATCATACCGGTTGAAATGGGCATAAGAATATGTCCCATCGCTGTTTTTCTTATTCAGTGGAATCGGCTGATCCGCATAAGCAAGCATGTGTTTGAACATAAGCTCATATACCTTGGCATACGCTGTTTTCTTCATAACACGCTTAGATTCCAGTCTACCGGCTGCCTGATTGATTGCATATTGCTTTGCGGTACCACTGTCAGCAGATGCATCATATTTGCCCTGATAAGAATCCGTGATTCCCAGCGTGGACTTAGCCCAGTCATAATTTTCTGCAATCATGATTCTGTCAAGGGAAATATCTGCCTGCATATTCTTCACACTGATAAGGGATGCTTCCTGCGCATTGTTCACGCGTACAACCTTAAGTTCCTCATCAGTAGTCTGAATTTTGGAGTTTTTGGGAAGAATTACAATAGAACCACCTTTAAGGATTTTCTCCTGCAATTTTGATCCCAATTTTTTTATAGCATCCTGTTGATCAGAGATAACTGCCGCATCCGAAAATCCGAGAAGCTTTCCTGCGCGGGAAACATTTTTCCTGAGCACAATAGGGATCTGATCCGGCTTATAATACGGAATCTTGGTTCTGACTTCCCTTCTCTCCTGCATCAGCTGTCCGAACTCGTCATATACCGGATTTCCGTCTTCATCCCGCATGTCCACATCCTCATATCCTGATATTGCGGGAATGATTGTGCCATTCTTCGTGGTAATGTCTTCTAACAATTCCTCGTACTCTTCCGTTCGTTCCTCAAAGCTCTTGGATCCACATTCGCATACGTCTCCGGTCTTTACCCTGCCGCATTTAGTGCATCTCTCCAACCGTCTTGCCTGATAATCCTCGTAGTCCTCCAAAACATACTCTTCACACCACGTAAACAGTCCGATACATCCGTTTTTATTACGGTAGTAGCATTTAATAACAGTAACGATATCGCTGTTATCATCACGCTTCGTATCCTGCTTCAGATCGATTTCTGTATCAGATGCCGCGGAAACATCCACATTATATTTTTTCTTTACAAATTCTTTGGTCTGCGGCACCAGTACAAAGATGTAATCCATTTCCTCAATGCTTGTTATACCAGGCTGAGGGATCACGTTTCTTGGATGCCGTTCTGACACGCTCACACCGCCGACAGTGCAATGAAAGCCTTTTGCGTTATCCCATTCAACGTGCATGAAATCACCGCCCTGTATGGGGACGGTACGCTCTTCCTCATCGTTAATGAGGCTAAAATTCATCAGCTGAATTTCATTCTGAAGAGCAAGTTCAATAATCTTGGCAAGTTCTTCGTCCTCTTCATGGATAGGAGTGACTTTCGGCATGGGAATTGAAGAATCAACCTGCGTTTCAATCAATTCATAAACAATATTACGTACATTGATTGACTGCTTACTTGATTTTCCGTTACCCTTGTTTGGATTTACGTTTACTCTTCTGTCACCGTCGTACAATGCCTGATATTCACGGATATTATTCAGTTCATCACTGTATTTATCCTTTGCTTCGGTGTACTTTTTCTTCCACTCACTCAGTTTTTTTGCCTGTTTCGGATTCATAATCATGTTTTTCATCTTCCTAAACATCCTCATAATATGGCTCTCCATACTTTTTAACCATCATTGCCCTGATCTCATCGTCTGCAGTCTCATAGTCCTCCAACAGATCAGGCCGCCAGTTATTACGTCTTCGGTCGATTTCCTCCGGACTGTCCGCCGGGATTGTCCACCAAACACAAAAATACCGCAGACTATCAGGATCATGGGTCAAGTCATGCGGATCTTTGGCATACACATTCGGTCTTTTTTTGTCCTTCTGTATCTTTTTTAAGCACCGGTACAGATTCGGTGCACATCCATCAAGGATAGTAAGTTTCGACTTCTTATCCTCTCCCTGCGGTTTCAACCACTCTTTCATACCGGAGCATCCGGCAGCAAAGTCATTCGATGTTTTGGTGAGGTCAACACCACATTCAGACCAGATCTGTGCACGGCTCTTACCAGTCTCCTGTGATCGATTCCACAAATCCGGCGGTGCCAGGAATGCTTCTATGGTCTCTTCCTCACACATACTGAGAAGAGTTCCTGCAGCTTCTGAAATAGTCAGACCGGATTTATCATATTCCCGATACACCTGTGCATTTCCGAAAGAATCAACTCTCACCCAATGTGCAGCAAACATATCAAGGCCATAGTCAATAGCAACATACTTCAAGGTATTCCCTTTCAGTTCCTCATAGGAAACAGTATTACGCTCATTCACCTCAGGAAAGTATGAGCCACCAGGAACTGTAAGTGCTTCCTCAACAGTAGCAGGATACTCCTGAGTCATAAGCTCGCCCATTGCCTTTTTGGTTTCCGAATACCAGTTGTCATCACGGCGGGGATCTGCGTACCACGGAATGAATATCTTATTGAACCCATTATCCGGATTTGTAAATACTTCCTCGAAAAAGGATCCTCTGTCAATGGTAGATAATCCGATAACCTGTCCACCAGTAGGACGATTAATGGTAGGATATCCAGCGGTCCATATCTGCTCTGCATATTGCTGGAACGCCCATTCATCCAAAATGATAAGGTTGGCGGTAAATGAACGACCCGCACCAGGCGCACTCGGCATTCCGTTAAAAACTGAAACGAGACCACTTGGAAAAGTGATCTCAATTCTTAATGCAGTCTGTGTATATGTAGCACCGGTCCATCCGATCGGCTTATCACTATCCTCTGCAATGAGTTCCGGCATATTCTTCAAAATAACGCCGAATCTTCGCACAAGCTCCTTCGCATCATCCTCTTTCTGAGACAGTGCGATACATGTACGACCTTCCATCGTAACAAGCAGATGTGCCGCGTAATGCAGTACCAGCCATGAGAAACCCAACTGTCGTGCCTTTAGGATAACATTCAGCTTATGTGTTGCAATGCTCCTTAAAGCCTCTCTCTGCGCGTCCCACATATGAAACGGCTGTATGATCTCCTCGGCATCTTTATCCTCGATATGACCATATGTGTCGATGAAATACTCGATATGCTCTCTGCAATATTCAATTTGATTTTGTCGTATTTCCTGTAAAGTCATTGACACTCCAAATCTGAAAATATAATATAATTTTCTGATGGACATATGGTACCTAGATCACAGGGCCCGGGTATCGCGGGGTACCGGGGGACCTATCTGCCCCAGGTTGTACGGTAGCAGCCCGAAGGGCTGATCCCTGGCAGAAGGAAAAATATAGATCAGCAGGACCATACACAGAACAGTCCAGACGATCCGGATCCGGTAACAGATGCATCTGCTATTGTTGCTATTTACTGGAACAATAAGACAATTACCAGCAACTATGCGTGAATGATTAATTTTGCGCATAGTTGAACGATATCAAAAAGCTGATAAACCGCATAAATACTGGATTCTTGAATTGTTGCCATTTACACACAATTCCGGGATCCTCTTTTATGCTCATTTACCAGCTAATTGTGTTATGATCCGGTACAATTTACTTGCTCTCTCCAAGTCTCTTAGATACCTGATCCAGTAGCTTTTTATCCCCTTCGGAGATCGTAGCATTAACATCTATCTGCTGCTTAGGGTTATAACCGTCATACCTGGACATCCATAACCCGGATAACTGAGAAGGTATACAGCCGGTTTCAAACTTTCTACGGACATCATTCTCGGATTCTTCGCGTATGCGCGTTACTATGTCTCTATAATTCTCATCACTGTCATAAGTATCATAGAATCTACATCTTGCCATGCCAATATATACACAAAAGCCTTCTAAGGTGTAAGTGATAGACTTTTTAACTTTTCCTGTGACGAACTTACTCTCTTTACCGGAGAATGATGTTTGGTTAACCTCTACATTGTCACAGTAAGATTTATACTCTTCCCATAACTGCTCCATTTGTTCAGGACTGCTAATTTTTCTAGGTCTACCCATTGATATTTACCTCCTTCCTGGTATTATAGCAATATAAAAGCCGGTACCAGTGAATTACTGATATCGGCTTCTTGACACGTATTTATATTATATACTATACAACAGGTTGTTTTCCCGATTCAACCCCGTTTTTGTGACATTTGTCACACTTTTGGGTATTTTTTATAAATTCTTTTCTCTTTCTATCTTCTCTTGTATAGCTTCCAGGATAAAAGCTCTAACAGAAAGATTTCTTTTGTATGCTTCTTTCTCTATCACATCTGTGTAATAGTCCTTTTTTACATCTAAAGGGATCCTCTTGAGATTGTTTTTTGCATATCTCATATTGCATTGTATTTTGCTATCTGGTGTCTTTGCCATGTGATTATCCTCCTTTTATTAGATTATAGCACGGCTGCTACCAACGTACCATTGTACAACCTGCACAATTTTGCAATCGTACGTTTGTAACATTTTACCGCTTGACTGCATGCGTACGTTGGTATTATGATTAGCTCAACAACAAACGAACCGCACCGAAGCGGAGCACATGAAAGCGAGGTACACAACATGAAAAGATTTGAAGTTAATTCATCATATTACGATAGCGGTTTAACTTTTCTCATTACCGGAAGAACCGAAAAGGTTGTCAAGTATGTAGAAGTACAACACGCCGGACGCTTTAACGAAAAGCGCAGTGAAGAGAAAAAAGCAAAGATACAGAACTGGTACGGCAACGAAATCTTTTTAGTAGGTTATAGAACAGTACAAGCATAAAACGAAAGTGAGGATACAACAATGAGATATTTTGAAAATTGCAAAACCTGTGAAGATGTAAAGCAGCTTTATAAGAAATACGCAAGAGACCTTCATCCGGACTGCAACCCCGGAAGAGATACAACCGCAGAGTTCCAGGAGATGTCCAGACAGTACGAGGAAGCATATAACCGCCTGAAGAACATCCACCAGAACGCAAACGGCGAGACCTACGAGAAAGAATCTCAGCAGACCGCCACCGAATACGCAGACCTAATTAACCAGCTGCTGCACCTCTCCGGACTTATGATTGAGCTTTGCGGATCCTGGTTGTGGATCACCGGCAACACCAAAGAGCATAAGGATACACTTAAGAGCCTCGGCTTTAAGTACTCCTCTAACAAGCAGGCCTGGTATTATCACGAGGGCGAATATCACAAGCACAGCAAGAAATCAAAGTCAATGCAGGACATCCGCAGCATGTACGGATCCGAGAGATACGCAACCCGGACATCTGAACCGGAGCAGATCACAGCATAAATACATAAGGGGCGGAACACCACCGCCCCACCACAAAAAGAAAGTGAGGTAATCAACATGATGGTTATTAAAAATCTTAGAAATTACAAATTCAGAGACGAAATCGGTATCTATTCAACTACCGGATTCGCACTCTATGAGGATGGAAAAGGATTTATTTCCTTGGATGGAAAAACTCCTTATTCCCCGGCAGGCGGAAAGAAAGCCTTGCAAAGCATCTTGAATGCAGGCGGTTTTCTCTCTGCGCCTGATTACATTCTACCCATTGCACAATAACATTCTACTGGGAGCCGGCAACCCATTAAACCGGCAGAAAGTGAGAAAAGCAATGACCCCCACGCAGGAAAAAGATCTCCAGGATCTGTTTATGAAATACGGCAATCCATCAACCGAAAGTGATGTGAGAATGTCAATCTATATGATCCATCCGGATGCCATTAATGAGCTTGACAAGGTGCTTTATTATGACAACAAGGCAGTTGATGCAATAAAGGAATTTGAACGCAAAATAGAGCAACTGAAAGCGTACAGGATCGCCCTTGCAGAGCGTTACAACTATCTTGCAACCGCTCCCACTCAACCAGTCGTCAGGCTAAAGCGTGAACGGCGGTATTATGAGAACAAGGTATATTATTTCCTGGTTACCTACTCCCGTAATATGTTGGATGGTTCAGAGGTGCAAACATCCTCGACCAAATACACCGGGCAGGAACGGCACAAAGCCATAACAGACTATAAAGCATACATAAAAAGCCACCCCGGCATCATTGCAGAAATGAACATAGAAAAACCCAAATGGGAACACTAGGCAGTCTTTACAGGCTGCCTTTTTGCTATATGTCCAGATCCCGGAGAGCATTTGTAATGGCATTGCTGACCGTCTTTTCTTCTTTCCCCAATCTCCGCGCTATTTTGGCAACACTCATACCATTTACAAAGTGCATCCGCAGGATCTCACGTTGCCGCAGTTTTTTGCCTTTGTTGATAGCATCAAGCACATTCTGTCGCTCATTTTCTGCCGCGTTTATCTCAAACTGAATCTTTTTCAAAATATCCGTGGTATTTACTGCAGATTTTTCCACCTTGCTATTTGATGGCTTTCCGGATCCTCCGCCGGTTCCCATTGCATTATTCACCTTTTCCCCCAGAGTCTTCCATTTCTCCAGCTCATTGGTCAGACCAACTATTCGATTTTGGATATTCTGATAACTTTTCAAATATGCTCTTTTCTGTTTGATGTCCATTATTGTTTTCTGCTCCTCTCAATCTCATCTATTACAGCCATGACAAGGCTGCGGGCAAACGGATCTTTATTATGTTTTTCGATGATGCGGTTTGCATCGTTGTTGAGGCATTCCCAGTATTCATCCGATCCGTCACCATTCAAATATTTTTTATATAAAAACCATGCATCATTGTAGATCTCTTTTTTAGGTTCCATCAATTCTCCTATGCTACTCTATTGTATTTGTGCTGCATCTCTTCGATGTCATCTATCAGGTAATACTGGACTGTCATGTCCGGCTTTGCATGTCCCAGTAATTTACTTACCAGCAATACATCCCCTGTCTTACGATAAAGGACGGATGCAAATGTCTTGCGGTACACATGCACAGTTTTATTGTGTAATAATACGTAGTATTACCCATATTTACCCAACAAAAAAACCACCGACCGATTATGGTTAGTGGTTATAATCTGCATTGTTAATAGTTATCAATGCTTTTTCAAGTTCCTTTGCTTCTTCATACCTTCTTTCATTGCAAAGCCGCTCGATTTTGGCTCTTACAACGATTCCGACTGTCTTAAATGCTTCTTCCGCTTCTTTTCCAGCAGACACTGAAAAAGGATGCCCGTAAGTCTCAATCGTCTGCGTAAATTCTCTATCCATGCATTCGCACCTCCCTGATATTGAGAATACTATACCACCAACCATATTCAGTTTTCAAGGTTCTCCGGCTCTATGCCGGTAAATATTCATCCAGCGCCTGCCGGATCACCCAGGAGATAGGTCTGTCCTGCTGCCGGCAGTAATCAATTAATCTCTCGTACTGCTCCGGATCCATGCTGATGTCTTTCCGGATGTTCTTCTTACCTTCTTTCCTTGGTCTCGCCATACCTATCTCCTTTCGTTACACAATTTTTCCGATATTTCAGTTTAGATGTTCATAACACCAGACTTCCATCCTGCTTTTTTAGCCTCTTCTGAAAGAATCTCATTTTCTTCAGCTATAGCCATTTTTCTTTGTTGTTTTTCTAAACAATATATTGATAAAATTTCATCCACCAACTCATTAATACTACATAGCATATCTCCGTCAACCTCTTCGGTTCGTTCTGCATCATTTAAAATATTTTTTATATCTTCTGCACATTCATGTATTTTTCTCATACAAATGCCTCCATAAATCTTAATATTTCAGTTTACAACATTACCAGTTCACCCTTGTTGATAAGCGTACTTGCAATGCTTCTTGTTACATGCGTCATAATTTCAGCTTGTGAATGATTTTCTGCAGCATACTTTCTAACAGAATCCAAATCATAAGAAAATCCTGCATCGTCAAGGTACTGTCTGATAAACCGCTCATTGTCTTCCGCTGAAAGCCTATGTAACTCATGCTTTTCTGTAAATCTACGCTTCACTGCGGTATCAACATCATCTATGAGGTTTGTTGCGGCAATAATTACGTGGTCATTCGTAACGGAATCTAATAGCTGTAATAAACATGTAGTGCTTCTGGAAACTTCTGCGCTTGCACCGCCACCACCATATTCCCTCTTTACTGCCAAGCTGTCGATTTCATCCAACATTACAACGCATTGATGCTGATTGATGAAATTAAACAGATTCGTAAGATTTTTTGCAGTTCCACCAAGATAACTATCAAGCATTCTTGAAAAATTCACATATAAATACGGCATTTCAAGTTTATATGCTACATACCTGGAAAAAGCCGTCTTCCCGACTCCGCTCTCGCCATAGAGCAATGTTGCATTCAGATACGGAATCTGTTTCTCCATAAGCTGTAAACTCACATCATTCATGTTCTTGATCAGTTCGAATAATTCCTTTTCTTCATTGGTCAGATAATATCTGCTTTCTAAGTATGTATTTGTCAGATCTTCCATCGTTGCAAAACTGGAAACATTTGCTGGTAGCTCCATAAGATTCATTCCACCAGATCGTAATAGACTTTGATATTTTGTGACTGCATAGTGATTCTTCTGAGTTGTATCTTCCGCACAGCAGCAAAGAGCTGCATCTTTGGCTTTTTGTATATTGTTTTCAGCCACATATCGCACTAAGGCAAGTTGATTTCTTGTCATTCCCATTTCATATTTCCTCCACTAAATCCTAATATTTCAGTTTAACTGCCTAATATTATCCTCAATAAATCCTTTCAGAGTAGAAAAACCTTTATTTTCTTCAATTCCTTTTCTTTTCAACTCTGCCTTTATAGTATCCATTTCCTCTTTTACTGACTGATATGCCAGTAACATTCCTTTTTTCATTTCATCATTCATTTTCTCTACCTCCACTAAATCCTAATATTTCAGTTTCTTCTTAAAATCTTTAAAATATCCTCTATTCCTTGCCGATATCCATTGTAAAAATTCTGTGCTTTTTGAACTTCGGCATTACACTTAATGCTTGCATTATATTCCAGTTCATTCGCTTTCCGTTCAATTTCTTCATACTCTTTTTTATCCATCTACTTTTCCTCCGTTAAATCCTAATATTTCAGTTTAATGTATTTCTTATATTCCACTCTTCCTTTACTTTTTCTAAATCTCTTCCTTTTGGATATCCCTCCGTTGGAACCGGGCAATCAGGATTGTTGCATTTACACATATACATCATTCCGCCACTGCGCCAGCGTTCAATGGCAATATTAGATTTTCCACAGTACCTGCAAGGATTTAATTTTTCCATTTTGTTACCTCCACTAAATCCTAATATTTTAGTTTAGTTCAAGCTAATGACCACTCCTTAGCATATAAAATAGCATCTCTGTTATGGATCTTTTTCGCTCTCCCTGTCTGCATGGTATTATTATTTCAAGCTTCCACCCCGTATTTGTATCCAGTGGCGTAGGATTCTCGTATTCATCCGCAGGATCTCTATATTCCGGTATTGCAACCATTATCCCGTAGTATAGTGAAGAGTTTGGACTGCATTCTCGAATATGCTTAGCCAGCTTTCCGTTTATTAAATCCTCTTGGATGTTTTTATAGCAATCCATAGTAGTAACTATATAATTCTTTTCTCCCAAAAAATTCAATCCGTTCCCACTAAATACATCCTCTTTGCAGCTCTTGATTTCATAGCAAGTGAATATCCCTTTTTCTATCGCACTGATTGCAGTTACTCCAGAAGGCTCAAATTGCATGAAATCAACTCTTTTAACATCACTTGTTCCGTAGTCTATGCTCACTTCGCTTGCGTAATACTTTCCTCTTTTGCAAAGCCGATCAGTGACCAACAGATCTCCCAGGAACCTTGTTATTTCTCCTCGTTTCATTGTTCCTCCACTAAATCCTAACTTCTATATTGTTTCAGCTCTTCAAGCCATTCTGCGAGCTGATCATGCTGTTCTGCGCACTCAATGCATCCATTACTACGATTTTGACTAGCCACTTCCTTCGCATGCTGTATGGCTTCATCCAGTGACATTTTACTCATAGCATTCCTCCACTAAATCCTAAGTTAGTTATCTTCGTCACCTACGTATATTGCCAAGCATCCCATTGCATCTGACAAAAATTCCATGTCCTCCTCATCGGTGCTGACCCGCTCTTCTGGATACCTGCTACCGCAATACGGACAACATATTCTCTGACCTTTAGTATTTGCCTTTTCTACCGCCGCTCTTCCCACTATGAATTCATCACCGCAGGAGCCACAGTGAAACTTTACCAAATCATCTGCATACATTCCTTTTTCCCATCTGTCATCTCGATACATTACCTCTCCTCCAGTCCTAATTTAGCTTATTAACCGCTGTCCGCATTTCGGGCAGTATGCATCGTTCACTTCTGCGTCATTGCATCCGTTTTCCTGTAAGCAGTTGGGGCAGATGTATTCGTCCACATGGATCTCGCGGACTTTCATAGGGATCTGCTTCCTAAGAGCCTTTATTCCCATTTGTGCGGCTACATAAGTCTCATCTGCCACAGGGCAGCAATGCCAGCTATTCAATTCTTCTATTGCGTCGCTAATTGGAGTAATATCCATAAGTCCAACAACCTGATCCGTCGCTTGTCCTGTGTACAACGCATATTCATTCATAATTATTTGGATTATGCAATTATCACAATCACCTGTACAAGACTCAGATCCCTCGCACGGCATCTCTACATCGTCCGGGACGCTTTCTCTTCCGCTTGTAGCCGGATTGGTCATGGTGCAGCATTCTTCCGGTACCCAGACTCCTTCATCAAATTCAACCATTTTTATCATTCTGCTACCTCCTTCGTTATTTCCTAATTTAACTTATTAAAAACAACTCAAATAGAAACTCAAATTTTTAATAAAATTTTTCACTTTTTAACTCAACTTTTGAGTTACTATTTCACTTCCTACGCAGGATTTCATCAACCGGTCATGATGCTGCCTGCGGTCTGTGTCAGCGGATCCACCGGCGGTTCCATGATCACTCCGGCTTCCGTGAGTAATGCACGGGACCACTCTCGGACAGTAGTCTTGTCCTGCTGATATGACAGCAAAAGTTCATTCATATACTCTTCAACGCGAGTGAGCCGGTCTTTGCCGAATCCATATTCGTCCATCAGCGCCGTGAAGAAAAACAGCATATACCTTGTAGCCTGCTCATTGATGATGTTCTGTGGTCCGATCTGTTGCCTATCAAGCCAGTACTGATAGGACCCCTTCCGGGCGGTGATGTCATCCTCGGTGTAGGCTTTATACTCAATAGACCAGCCCGCCTTATCCATCAGCCGCTTACTAATCTCCTTCAGGTCGATCTTTCCAGCGGACCAGTCGGATTCCATCTCATTTACCTTATTCGCCAGCCGAGAGATCCGCTGTCCTTTAAATCCCTCCCTGCGCATGATCACATAGCTGCAGATGATTCCCATTGCTGTCCAGGGTGTCCGGTCAGCCATACGGCTTTCCCGGGCGATCCGCTTGCACTGCTCCTTAATCTCTGCCGGTGTTAAATGTCTCTTTCCCATATATCCTCCTACGCAAACCGGAGTTGCCCGGTCTGTTCTGTTTTAATCACCATGTTAGGTGTTCTGTCCGCCACGCATAATTCCGGCAGGTTTGCTCTAACCAGTGCCGCTGGAATCGGTGGGCATACCGCATTGCCACATCGGCGGACCTGCTCGCTGCGCGGGTAGGTCTTTCCGGTGTAATCATGGTCAATTATGTAATCGTCCGGAAATCCCTGGCATCCGTACAGTTCCCGCGGCTCCAGCATCCGAAGCCCGATATCCACAATCTGATAATCCACGCCCTCAATTGTCACCAACCCAAATCTGTCTTTGGTCGTAACCGTATCAAGCGGTTGCTCAATGTCCTGACCGGTAGCATCCCCATAATATTTAATTAAAAAGGCTCTAACCTCTCCGAAGTGTCCGTCGCCGGCTGTAATTGTAGGTATTGGATCCCTCACGTCCCGGCCGTCACAGTGATTATTCATCTGGATCAAGTTTGCCGTCACCACACTGTTATGGTCCCATGAGGTGACTGTCGGCAATGGCTTCTCCATGCTCTCTCCTGCTCCCTTGTAGCCACCGTCATAATACTTATGCAGAAATGAGGTAACCAGTCCATACCGGTTCGATCCATCCACGGTCATGATCGGATCTTTTATGGTCTGCCCGCGGACTTCTCCCTGCGCCGTCTCGGAATGGTACTGGATCAGAGTAGGACTTATCAGGCAATGTTCATTCTTGCTTACTATGGTTGTGAGCGGTTCTCTCACATCCTTGCTTCTGTCTGCCGTAAATCCAGTCTGCCCAATCTGTACCATGTACGGCTCGCACAGATAATGTTTTCCACTTCCAACTATGGTTGGCAATGGTTTCTCTATATCATGTACTCTGGGTGCTTGCCCGTCTCTTTCCCCATATCCAATAGGAATCATGTAGGGTTCTACCACACCGTAACCGTGCTTTCCGGTTATAGTAGGCATCGGCTCTCTGATATCGTTTGGTCTGCGCTCGCCGCCGTGGTTACACTGGATGATAAACGGCTCGGGATTCTCAAGCACAAACTTTTTCAGTCCTCTTGCGATCCGCTCCATCGTCTTAGGTGCCAGTGGCCGTACTGCCCGGATCCCGTATTTCTCCTTGATCTCTTCCGAGGTGTCAAAGATACTGGGACACGGGAGAGAAAAGTCTAACTGCGTGTATGCACCAACATACGGCTTGAGCAGACCAGCCTTAACCGCTTCGCTGTCTGCCGGTCCGTGTGTTGGCTCTGGCCAGACAATAGGCTTTCTGTCACACCGGGCGATCATGAAAAATCTCTTTCGCATGGTGGGTGCACCGTAGTCAGCAGCAATCAGCTCCTTGAATTGCACCTCATAGCCTAAATCTGTAAGCTGCTGGACAAACTTCTCAAAAGTTTTACCCTGCTTTACCTTAATGGGATGATGCCCTCTGTTTAGTGGTCCCCAGGTCTTAAATTCTTCCACATTCTCCAACATAATCACTCTTGGTCGTACCAGTCCAGCCCACCTGCAGGCTACCCAGGCAAGACCACGGATAAACTTATCCTTTGGCTTACCGCCTTTCGCTTTGCTGAAGTGTTTGCAGTCCGGTGAGAACCAGGCAAGACCTACCGGATGACCTTTGCATGCTGCAACCGGATCTACCTGCCATACGTCCTCACAGTAATGCTTTGTGTTAGGGTGATTAGCCTTGTGCATCCGGATAGCTTCCGGATCATGGTTAATGGCAATATCCACACTGTATCCGGTTGCCATCTCTATTCCGGTGGACGCACCTCCACCACCAGCAAAGTTGTCAACAATCAATTCTCCGTTAATCATGGCATCACCTCCGGCATAATATCAGATAATCGCATTTGTGCCATTTCTGCATCTAATCTCTTTTTGGACAAATCATAATAATGCTTGTCCAGTTCAAAGCCAACATATGGATGGTTGGTTCTGTAGCAGGCTATCAAGCTACTAGCACTTCCTACATGTGTGTCCAAGATAATGTCTCCGGGCTTTGCATAGCGGTTTAGGAGCCATTCATATAGTGCCACTGGTTTTTGTGTAGGATGAATACGGTTTTCTTTGTGTTTCATATTTTGCTGAAGCATTCCGTTCCACCTATATTTAATCCTCCTTACTGCAGTACTGAACGAAGTCCATGCAAGTTCACAATCAGCAAAATCAGTATTTCCATTATCTTTATCCCAAACAATCCAACAACTACTATCAAACGGCATTTTGCTTATAAAATGATTTGCTCCCCAAATAATCTGATTTTTTGACACTCTAAACAGTTCATCGAAATATTTTTCATTTGGTGGATTTATATCCATTCCGCTAAAACTCTTGTAATCCTTTGCTTTTGCCAGGCAACCTCTTGTATGGTTTTTATCCCCATTTTCTCCAATTCCATACGGTGGATCCACAATCGCAATGTCAAAGTAATCATCCGGGAACTCTTTCATCCCATCCATGCAATCCATGTTGTAATATCCAAAATCCATTACGGCATCACCCCCGGAATATCCTCAAAACTAATCTGATTATCTCTTTCAAAGACAATCATCTCATTTTTGGCTCTCTGATAAAAGTTGCGGTCAATCTCAAATCCGAATGCACTTCTACCGACCTCTGCAGCTGCTCTTAAGGTACTTCCGCTACCACAGCAAGGATCAATCACTACATCACCGGGATCCGTAAAAATCTCTATCAGTTTTTTCAGCACCGCTACTGGCTTCTGTGCCGGATGGATTTTCGGAATATCTTTTCCGTCTTTCTCCCAATTGAACCAGTTAAAAATCATTTTCCCAGTGCCACGGATCGTCTTTCCGTCCTCGTCAACCTTTGCACCGTTCCGGAACTTCGGCAGCTTGTCACGGTAGAACACAAGAGCATATTCCGTAGCACCAACCACACGCATATTTGCCTTAAGCACCTGCGGACTGTAATTTTTTACAAATACCAACGGTATGTAATGGACGAATCCATGTTTATAGGCGGCATCAATCAGCGTAGGCATCTGTTCAAAAGAGCAGAACACAATCATGCAAGGACTTTGGCTACTTCTTCCCCTGGTAACGCTATTCTTGTCTTCCTTTTTCAGCATCTTTGAGCAGAAATGGAAATACTCATACAGATTAAAGTTGAAATCAGAATTGAATGCCGCCTTACCTGCCAGCTTACTTTCTCCGTTCTTATTGTCACCGCCGTTGTACCACATAGGATTACTACCGTAAAAATTCTTGCCTACATTATACGGGACATCGGCAATGATAAGCTGTGCCGGAGGTATGGCATATTTCTTATAGTTCTGCATTGAATCTCTGTAAATCTCACATTTTAATTTTTTCATTTTTTCAAGGAGACCGCATATGCTTCACTCTGGCCAGAGTCTCGGCTCCTTTCTCTGTATTATTGATTAAACAGTACTCTGTTGATGTCATTGGCAATGGAACGAATCTGTGTTGCCAGCTCCTTGTTTGCAATTACATTCTCCATGAGGTTAACAGGTGTTCCGACATCTTCACTGCTGTTGTTTACAGATGTAATGGTGGAACAAATAGACGATAATATGTCTCTTGTTTCAGTCAAACACTCTGTGATCTTTTTCTCATAATCAGCAACACACATTACTTTTTCGGTTTTTTCTTCGCAACATATATTGTTATTCATAATTGATATCCTTTCTCCTACCTTATGTCGTTTCTGCCTGCTCCTTGTACATCCTGCCCGCCATCTGCACCAGATAGTGCTGTAAGGCTTCTGCAACGCTGATACGGTGCTTCACGCAGTATCTGTCAACGTAACGCTTAAAGTCCGCATTATCGGCATACAGGGCGGTGTAATCAATGGGTTCCATCTGCATCACACTCCTTCCGGTTTCTCGCACCGCTCAAATTCGATTACCCACACCCACGGATTAGCGCCCCAACCGTAGCAGTCGAGGTCGGATTTCTTGATGGTGGAATTCCATAATGCTTGCATAGCTCCTATTGGAGTTGTGTAGCAATTATGCATATCTGTTTCTTGCTTCCAGGTAAATCCTGTTGGACATTCATAATACTGTATGCCTTCACGTTTTGCTTGCTCATCGGTAATCTCCTGCAACCGCTCCACCCTCACATCCGTAACCTTAAGCCAGATACGTGCAGCTTCTTTCGGCATGTGGATGGATGGGTGCCACTTTGTAATATCTGCAACATAACTTCTCTGCCAACTTTCGTAGTAATAATATCCATTTGGTGCCTTTTTCCATGTTTCTCTGACATAGAGGATATCGCCCGGCTGATACGGTGCTTTATATGCCGTCATTATCAATTCCGCATCCGTCATGTCGCAATATGGCTTAAACATCATTCTCTTGCCTTTTAAAAATTCATCAGGCGCAGCATTTTTACACTTGTCTGGCAACATTCCCAGAAACTGCCGAGAACTTACCAGCCGCCTGGTGCAACTCTTTCTACCTTCCAGATTCGCCCGAACCATTTCTGTATTGAATAAAATCGGTTTAATTGCCATCTGTTCCACCTACCTTTACTATCTCCAACAAATCATCTACCAAATCCTTGACCTCGTACATCATCATAGTGTCGTAGGATTTTGACTGCTGCTCTGCTGTTTTATTTCCATACTTCGTACAGTCTTTAAGGAATGCTGTGCGTTCTTCCAACTGATGCAAAACTCTGTCCGGGTCGTAGGCGGTCGGCTGGGCATCTATAACAGAAGCAACGCGTAAAAAGTCTAAGCAATCCATATCTTCGTTCTTTGAAATTGCTTTTTCTAAATCCGCTTTTGATTTATCCGCATAAATCAGTCTTCCCATCGTTCGCCCTCCAATCAATGTGCTGTCCACAATACTTGCAATACAGTTCATCGTCCCACACATGGAATATATGTTGATTGCAATTAGGACACCTGTAACATTTTTGCAGCTGGCAACCATCAGAAATATGTTTTCCGTTATTCATAAATCTTGTATCTACAAATTCCGGTTTCTTCGCTGTCTGCTTTTCCACTGCTTCACGGCATTCCTCCACCGTGCCGATCTGTCGGTACTGCTGTACCTCTTTCAGTGCCTTGATTGCCATCTCGTAACCTTGGATTTCGTTTTTTCTCTCGTAATTCTGTGTACACATTTTGGCTATATCAATAGATGTCTCAAGTTCTTTGATTGCTTCATTCTCCGTCATATCCACTTCTCCTTAACTCCATTTAAAATCCTCACAAGGTCTCATTCTCCGCTGATTCTTACCTCTTTTATTGCATATTCCCCAACCACCGTAATGACAATCTTCACAAGTAATCGGATATTGATTTAATTTTTCCTCAATACATTTCTTGCACTGGTAAGAATTTTTATTATACTCATACCGACAATTACGATTTTTGCGTTTGCATGTCGCCATATTACTCCTCCAACAGTTCCTGATTGTCAAATACGTTACTGATGATCTCCATTTCATATCCTTTAAAACAGTTTAAATTCCATTTAGCACCCACAGGCAATTTTTCAGATTTTACACACACCCATGAAAATTGATAATATTTTTCTTGCCAAAATGCTTTGTAAAAATTTCCTTTATCATCCTTAACAATATCATTCTCCCAAATCAGCTTGCCGTTCTTGTCTTTCCATCCTGTACACTGGCAGATTGTAGATGGGTCAATCTCTTGAAAATAACCGATATATGATATATTGTCTTTCCCCATTTTTGTAATAAAATAAGCACCATTTTTTTCACAATAAGCTAATCCGCCAAATACCCATTCTCCAAAATCCTTGCGTTTTGCCTTGAATAAATATCTATCATTCATTCTCATTCCTCACTTTCTTTCTGTAACCATGACAGACAACTTTGTTCTCCCTCATATTCCTTACCAAAACGGTTGTCAAAATTGATAATAAAATCTGCCAACTCCTCGTCCGTCATGCTCCTGATCCGGTCTGCGTTGGTCATTTTTGATTTGTAATTGTGAGCAAAAAGCCTTTTTTCATCCTTTGTAAGCCACTTAATCCATTTTCCGCATTTATTACAATAAAGTCCTGTTTGATTTCCTTTCTCTTCAATAAAACCTTTTACAATTCCGCATTTATTACAAGTCACTGTCATTCTTCTATCTCGCTTTCTTCAACTTCCGCAGGACATATAATAGTGTCATCGCCAACTCCTTGTCCGTCATGCTCTGGATTTCATCTGCTCTAGTCATGGGTGCGTAATTTTCACAGTCTCTTTCTATGTCCTCATGCGGACAGTCATTGATTTTCTCGCACCATGAGTACGCATCAAAACCATTATCCTTTGTTTCTAAATTCTTGCAGTTATCACACTTCGCCATCTTCTACATCACTTTCCCGGTACGGCTCCGGCAGTGGCATCCAGGCTACAATGTCAATGTCCTTGTCTACCAAATCAACGTTATATTCTCCGTATTCTTTGAGATAATCAGTGCAAACACTTGACCACCAGTACCATTTTCCGTTGTAATAAACCGCAGTACACGCAAACGGAACATCCTTTATTTCTGCGTAATACGGTTCCGGGTTTCTATTTATCCATGTTACATTAACTGGTACAAGTTCCTCCGGCAGTCTTTCGCTTACCGGAATCCACACCGGCTCATTCTGCAAGGCGGTGATTGCCATTTGTAATGCTTCCTCACACAACTCAGAATCCCCAAAGTCATCTGAAAGCATATTGACTAATTGCTTAAGCATTTTGATAGCTTCTTCTCTTTTCATTCCGCACCCTCCATTTCTTTCAGCTTAGCTTCGGCTTCCTCTCCTGTGAGGAATACCGTTTTGCAAAAATCATTTCTTAGCCAAAAAATCTCATCAATAGTTTTCATTTTGTATTCTTTAATTTCATAAAATTGTTTTTTACACAAAGGTTTATCTGCATATTGCGGATTAAGCACATAAAAAACTCCACCTTCATCGTGACCATTCTTATTACCACACAAATCATCATCACAATGGCTTATTTTAAAGTCATTACATTTACAACAAGCATCTGTATTGTTTTCAATTTTATAAATAATCGTGCCCACCTTGCACGGCAACCGCAGTAGCAATCCCTGTTCCTCGGCATCCTCAATATCTTTTAATTTGAAATATACTTCCAGCCAGTACTCTGCATTATTTACAAGTGTTGGTATTTCTTTGTCACTATTCGTCAGTCTCTCCATCCTTACTCCTTTCCGGAATCCTCGGCTTGCTCTCCACCACTGGATAGCTGCACTCATATGGCTTCGTGCGTCCGATATGCCTTGACATCTCTCCTGGATGTTCTTCCATCTCCCGTAATTCATCATCACTGTGAAATCCTCTGCTCACGTTTCTTTATCCACCTTTCTCTGTCGTGTTTGCGCCTTCTCTCACGGTATGCAGGGTCAAATGCACGCTTATATTTCCAATGTGCATCCATTTCTGCCTTTCGCTCTGCCCGGAGCCTTATCGTAGCATCTTCATCAACCACAGCCTTATACCTATGCGTTTTCCGGCACCATGAATCCCTATGCAGGCATGTCCGAAATGTCTGTTCAGGGATCCCCAGATAATCAGCCGCGGCTTTTGCACCAAAGATATCCATCTTCACCGGCAGTTCCAATTCATCATTCGTCACTATCATGTACGCTTTCATCATTGCCCTCCGCATGGATCAGTGCCATGAATTTCTCATATTGCTTATGAGAAACCTTATTTCCCCTCTTATCTTCTCTCAGATCGATTTTAAGGTGCTTTTCTGCGATAGACAGTAATTCCCTCGCCAACATCCTTTTACCCTGCTCTATGCCGTCCCTATAACCTTTAGAGGGGCGGTAGTCATCAATCTGCTTCTTACCCTCTCCCTGACCGCCGGCTGTTTTATTCCTAAGTTGGTAACCGGACTTGGCATATTGCCGGATGTATTTCTGCTCCATCTCGTCCAGCTTGTCCTCCGGGTAGTGAAGAAAGCCGATTTTCCAGCCTGTGATATTATCCGCGGCATACAGTCCATGATTTTTGATTGACAGGTCTATGTGCTGATATCCTGAGAGGTGTTGTGCCAGTCTTGTCAGCATATGTTTAGCCTGCCCTATGTACGCATAACGGATTCCGTCCTCGTCCATCCGTGTCAGGAAATATATACCGCTGCCATCATCAACGTGAGGATTGATCTCCAGTATCCGCTTCTTGTTTTTGGATTCAATGGCCATTGCCTTTCGATAATTTTGATTGCTCATCGTTCTCCCTTCAATTTGCCAACATGGCTTTTTCAAACTCCGACATATCTCCGTAGTCAGTTTGCATCATTCCTTTGTTTGCACCGAACCTTTTCTCCGCCGGTGTCTCTTTGCTCTGACTACTGGATTTTTCCCAGGTCCTTACCGCCGCTTTCCAGTCCTTCATGTGATTTTTTCCAACCATCCAACCTTTGCACGAATAGAAATCAACAAACTTCTGCGGATCAACTTTATTGTTCCGCTCTTGGCAATAGGCACGAACATCATCAACGGTCGGGGGGATAAATTTTTTCTTAGAACCTTTAGGTTCTTCTTTTTTATTATTCCCTTCTTTATATTCTTCTTTTGTTGGGAATCGTTCGGGAATCGTTTGGGAATCGGTTGGGAAACTGCTTGGGATGATTTGGTAAGCATCGTAATTATTTACCGTAAATACAGTGTATTTCGAGGTTACATGCTTGGTAATCTCCTTGGTAGAAATTAGATGCTTTACTGCGGTTCTTACTTCGTCAACCGTGAGTTGTGTCTCCTCCGCTAATCGCCCATACGATGAAGGAAATGAACCCCTGGGGATCACAGTTCCCTCAATCTTCTTGTCTTTCCAGTAGGCCTTTAAAAGCATATGAATAAATACACGGCAGGTATTTATATTCCCATACCATTCCCAATCCAGTATCTTTCGGCTCAGCTTTATGTAATCCATTCAGCCCACCTACCCTATTCCAAATTCTTTGAGTGACATCTGCCCTGTATCCTCTGCCTTTGGTGTCAGGCACTTCCGTATAGCCTTACAACGCTTATTGCAACTGCTCGTCCTTGCCTGCTCCCGGAATAGATATTCCTTTGCTCTCTGCCGGTCTTCCATGCTGCCATCCGGTTGGAAATATCCATTGTCAATATTGATAACCAATGTCCCTCTGAGCAGTAGTGCATCTTCCAATTCCTGACGGATTTTCCGATCACTCATGTTTGTATCTGATACAAGTTTTTGTCTTGATATTCTGTTGGCATAACCAAAAGGTATGTAATTCTCAATCAGTATATAGACCACCTCCCGGGCGGATCACCGTCCGCCCTGACACTAATAATGGCTGTTTGTGAGACACCACTACATGAACGGTTTCTTTCGCCCCGCAGGACAGGTGTTGCAACCTTATAGGTAAGACCTTCCAAATTCTTTTATAAACTCTTCACGGGATCCGTAATGCTCCTCATAATACCGCTGACATTCCTGCTTCAGTCGCAGGTCAAGTCCCTGATTTGGTTTCATATGCACGCTGTCCGGTCCGTATGTATGTAAGGTCGGATGCAACGGTACCAGGAATCCTCTTTCTTCACTGGCTTTCTTTCGGCTGCCGTTAAACACATGGTGGATATGGACTACTCCCAAGTGGGTGATATAGCAGGATCCCATATCGTCCGTAAGAACGCTCCAACACTTTTTCATGGCTTCCACGCTTTCATCATTTCTGCCAGTTCCGCAGGAGTAAGGGTTTCAATTCCAACTTCCTTACATTCGGATACCAGTCCATTGATAAGTTCGCTCATCTCCCTGGTGTCGTAATCGTGAGAGCCACGGTACATGACATATGTACGATACATGGTTCCGTCCTTGCCCTCACGCACTTGTGATGTCGGACCGATATGGTAAGTCTCAGCTTCCAATGCTGTGTTCTCTGCCTTGTCCGTGTCCGGGAGTGTTAGAGTGACAAGCTTTCCCTCGATGTATTCCCGCTGTCCGTACTTCCTCAGGATCATGTTGTGCATCCGTCCCTTTGAGATATGCATTGCTTCTGCCAGCTTCGTGATCAACTGCCAGTAATAGGCATTTGCATCCAGTGATCTCCTCTGCCGGAATTTAACTGCTGTAATGGTCAGCTTTTCCGCATCCTTGATACCGTCAAACTGGCTGGTCACGGCATCAGCTGAATCAGCCTGAAACGATATGTTATATTTGCCAGACATGAAATCCATTGTGATCCCAGCCACTTTCCCGGTAAACTCCATTACTTCTTTCCTTTCTCCTTGTCAGTTCTTACATCATAGGTAAAAACCATTTTTCCACGCGATTCATTTTTTATTGCAAGTGCTTTAATTTCTCCGCCATCAATGATAATCTGTGTGACACGGAATTTGTCATAGGTGGTAACTACTTCCTTTCCACCACGATTCACTTTTTTTAGATTAACATTGTCGGAATTGATCCAAATGAACGGTGCGGTGTAAAGTTCTCGTCCAATGCCCCAGTTAAAGCAGGCACGCTTAAATGCGTCCGAAGCCTGTCCCTTCTCTTTCTCGGTGTAAGATTCCGTACCGACATCCTGCTTGGTAACCCATTCTTTCTTACCTTCATCCCAGATGGACACATTGCAGAACAAATTTCCGTTGATCAGTTCATGTGATCTCTTCCAGTTCTCCGCTCCCACGGTCTCGTCCAGAATCTTCATGTCGCACCTGGCATCCTTATAGAGCAACAGGCTACAACCTTTATCCGATACCGTTGACACACGGCATTCAATATCATCAGCTGTCAGTGCTCTAAACTGTTTCATCCTTGTTGTCCTCCTTTTCTACTACTCTGCTTGCCCACATATCCGCCATATGTAACAGCAGATACAGCGGTGTCTCCTTGCCGGAGATCTCATATTTAAAAATGCCATACAGTCCGTTGTGCCACAGGATAGCCTGCTCTTCCTCTTCCGTCAGAGAAATATACATTCTTGAAATGGTCACAGACCGGATCTCATGATCCACATACGGCAGATCAGGATTTGTTTTATACGGAGTAACATCCGACTGCTTACCGCTCTTAAGGATGTACGGAACGTAGTTAGGCTTTCCGTGATCTCCCATCTTTCCGAGATCATGCAGGATAGCACATAAGATAATGGTGTCATCCGTATACCTGGTATCCAACGTCTTGTTCAGGCGTTTCATGATTTCATACACATCCAGACTGTGTTCTGCCAGTCCACCTTCCTTACTCAGATGGTGTGCTCCACTGCATGGAGCCTCGAAAAATCCTTCCATTTCCATGTGTGCGATCAGATCACATATCCCATGCCGTTCCGTACTCATTAACAACTGCTCGATTTTCTCTTTCATTCCGTTCCTCACTTTCATATGCTTCGTGCTGTCTCTTATAAAGGTTCTCCCGGTGGAGACCAAGCTCCACCAGTTCCTGTTCCATCACATCACCCATGTACCATCACCATCTGCCCGTCAGCCTGCTCCGCATACTTTGCTTTGAGCAGCTGATTGAGTTCCTTCCTCTTCTGCAAGCTCCGTGCTTCCATCCTCCGGATATCCTCCTGGCGGCAGTCATAACAGACACCGTTTTCGAGTTCTCCGGCATCGCACATTCCACCACAGGCATAACACCTATACCGGTACATTTTCTGCCTCCTGATACTTTAACTTCCGCGCTTTATCGTCATTCTGCAGCAAGCAATAGGCTCTCCGCAGTGTTTCCTTGGTACTCAGTTCCGACAAAATATCATCTTCGGTAAAATCACCGAGAATAATGTGATGTATTACATTTGCCACACAGCATTCCAACTTCTCCAGTTCTTCCAACCGGTCCTTATCATTGCTCATTTGACATTTTCCTTTCCATGCCATATAATAGGTACATAAATAGCATTTGCGTGTTGTTTAGTAGGATCCCTTGCTTTGGTCGGTGCGGGATCCTATTTTATTTGTCCATCTTCTTTCATGGACAGATGCGCACATGCGCATCCTACTACCGCACATACAATGGCGGATATGTACATCTCTGCTTCTACCAGTCCTGCCGGAAGAATCAGAAGCATCAAAAATGCTATGGTTCCTAAAACATTTGATGCATTGAATACCTTTTTCACTTTCTACCTCCTCTCTTCATTCCCAGATACTCCGCGATCTCTGCGGCCAAGAATCTGCTGTGATTGCTGTTCTTCGCAAAAAAGTTTCTTACGCTTCCTCTCGGTCTCCCGATTCCGTCAGCAAGGTCATTGACAGACAAACCTCTCTCTGTCATTTCCTTTTTTGCCAGTGCTATGAACTTTATCCATTCTTCCTGTGATAAATTCAGTTCAATCATTTCTAACTTCCAATGCTTGTCCGTACCCTCTACGTGATGCCCAGTTACCGCACTGGACACCACACTAAAAAGGCTTATAAGAGGGGAGGTGGTGCTGTCAGAAACACCACGTACAGGGCACGGCTTATTTACAGTTACAACAGCTTCTCTCTCAGAAGCTTTCCAATGATTTCTTCCGGAAGTTCACCACCCGCCAGTTCTCCTACCGGAGCATCCAGTATAGCTGCCAGCTCCCAAATATCTCTCAGCTTCATGTTGCCGGGATCTTTCAAGTGATTCTGAATCGTTTTCACCGTGACATTCTGCTTGTCCGCCAGACGATCATCTGTCATGCTCCGCAGAGCCATATACCGCTGTATCCCGGCAGATGATCTCGCTGACAACCGCTTACGGTTTTCTTCTGATCTCATGTATGATACCTTTGGCATCCGTTTCTCCTTTCTAAAAAATAGTTTGTGACTTAAAAATCTGGTGTAATGCTGTTGCAAGGCCTTGCACCTTTTTTTCATCAAAACAAAGATTCTTATATCCAAGCAGATCACATACCGCATGCAGAATCTCATGCATTAGCACCTGCTCTTTCAGTTCCTGGGGCATATTCTTGTCAATCTTGATAACACCGGTGAGAAAATCAATTTCTCCTTTTCTCGGCTCTTCCTTATTGACTACTTCTACTTCCATGATCTGATATGTCACGCCCAGGATGTTAATTTTGTCAGGCACTCTCCATCCCTCCTATTCCAGCAGCTTATCAACCTTAACTTTCAGAACATCCGCCACTGCTTTCAGCGTATCTATTCTGGGATTGCATTTTTTCCATTTAGAGATTGTCCCGGGGGAAATCTCTGCCAGATCTTCCAGCTTTGAAATGGTCATTTTCTTCTTATTTGCAATCTCTACCACATTTCTGTAAATATCAGGCATTTCACACCTCCTTATCCTTGAATATTTTCAGTTACTCCTATATAATGGTGGGTATCTAATAGTAAAGGAGGTGGTTGCATGAAAAAGTTTAACATCCAGTTTAAGCTTCGAATAATACCACGCCTTGTGCCTTACATTGGTAGTGACGCCCGCTGAGTAAACAGCGCAAACAAACTTCGTACTTGCTTGTGGTTGCCATACAGACCCTTGACCCGTCTGCGCACGGTAACAGCGTAAAAATACCCACCACGACCTGTACCTTTGTCCACTTTCAAGGCATTTAAGAAGATGTACCTATCATCTAAAAAAGTGGAATGCTTTGGAGTTAGATGATTTAATGGTGCACGTCTAACAATCCTTTGCATTATAGGTTCTTATTAGGTCGAGCCCTTGAGTTGCACCCTCAAGGGCTTTTGCTATAGGAGATTCATAAGCAAGAAAACATTCTGTTTTTGTTGACATTTTACTGAAAGTATTCTATTATATGTTTACCAGACAAAATAGAATCTTTACCGAAAGTTTTCTGTGCTTATACCTTTATTATACAGAGTACTTTCTGTTTGTCAAGCAGTTTTTACAGAATATTTTCGGTAAACAGAAAGGATCAATATGACATTTTACGAAAGGATTGAAACACTACGGAAACAAAGAAATATTTCACAAGGTAATTTAGAGAAAGAGTTGGGCTTTTCAAATGGATCTATTAGCAAATGGAAAAACAGCAGTCCTACTCCTGAACGATTAAAAAAATTAGCTGATTATTTTAACGTATCCGTAGAATACTTACTTACCGGAAAAGAAAAGGAAGGTGGAGAAGAATATTATCTTAATGAGGAAACGAAAGAAATCGCCCAGGAAATATTTGAGAATCCTGATCTGAAATCATTGTTCGACATGAGCAGAAAAATGTCTCCGGAGAGATTAAAAGCACACATTGAATTTATGAAGAACTTACAGAAAACCGAATCTGATACATAGAGTACATTTTATAGTACTCTGCCTGAGTTACATTGGTAAAGGGTGATGAAATTGGACGTAAATACTATATTGATAGACATGGATGTCATGATTCCGGAGCAGGTCGTAGAGAATCCAGATGGATCCTACAGCATCTTTCTCAATTCCCGTCTGACACATGAGCGGCACATAGAATCCTATGCACACGCCATGCGGCATATTAAAAACGGTGATTTTGAAAAACAGGATGTAAACCGGATCGAACTGGAAGCTCATGACATGGAAATTGCAAAAGAATTGTGTTTTACGTGAGAGCTCACAATACGGAGGGGAATTATGAGATTGACGTTAAATAAGAAATACGAACTAGCAAAAACTTATTATGGCTTTAAAAAAGGGATTACTTGGTGGTGGTGGCTTCGCATTGTATTCGTTATAGGCTCTTTAAGTGCTATTTTATATCCAATGCAAATTCTTCCATATACAACTATGTCTGAAATATCTCTGTCTTTATGGCTTCTTTATTTAGCAGTCTGGGGCTTTTGGGGATATGGCATCTATTCTTCAAGTGACTTGGGATATTACTTTATTCTAATATCTCAAATTTCACAGACACCTATTGTCATTCTATTGACTGAGAGTACAATTCACAATGCCACCAGTTCATTTCATATTAATGCTACTTTGATAGGTGGTTGGATCGGTCTGTTTATTACTTGTTGTATAAACCTCTACTATTTTCATAACCGAAAAATCATCTTTAAGATATTTAATGAAAATGGCGATAATGTTGATGATATTCCAAAGATGGACACATTAAACAATGGATCTAGTCTTAACTACGAGCCCCCGGTAGAATATCCAGAACATAAGAAATATATAAACTTCCTTTCCATTACTTTCATAATTATTTCAGGAATTGTTTCGGTACTGTTGGTCATTAGCTGTGTATATTCATATACCAAATATAAAGAAAACAAATATCTTTCGGAAAGGGTCGCTTATCTTCAAGAAGATGGATTATATCGTGCCAACAATGAAGATAAATACCAAAGTTTGATGTCTTACTTAAAAAATTATGATAGCAAAAATTCTGGGATGAACTTTTCAGTTACTAAAGATGTTCTTTATTTAAAATGTGGAGATACCTACACTGGGATATTTACATATTATGGAGATATACCATTCACAGCTCACTTAGACAACGGTAACATTAGTTTTGACTGGAATAATAACAAAAATGATTTAGGTGCATATTATTTCACAATTAAAGCTTTGCATTCAGGTTGTACTACATTAACTATTTCACAAGATGAAGAACCTAATGCAACAACCACAATGCTTATAATTATCGAGTAAAATATAAAATCAGCCCCAGTGCTGCAACACCGGAGCTGAGATGATAATAGTCCCGAAGGATGCTACTATACGTTCATTCCAATAGTATCATCCCGGGACGTAAAAATCAAGTCACCGGGTATTTTTATACCCAAAAAGGAGGATACTATGGCAACTGCAAAAAAATTACCTTCCGGATCCTGGCGTTGCCTCGTATATGACTATACGGATGCAAATGGAAAAAGAAAATATAAATCTATCACAAATGATGACCCATCTCCCGCTGGGAAAAGAATGTGTGAGCGAGATGCTGCTGAATATGCAGCTCTTAAAGCACAGCTCCGGAGCAACAACAGTTCTTTGACCATTTCAGAAGCAATAGATAAATACATCAGTACTTATCCACAGTTATCAGAATCAACTGTGGCAGGATATAGAACAATACAAAAATATGGATTTCAAAATATAATTTCGTCCAAATTATCTTCTTTGAGCAAGGAAATACTGCAAGAAGCAATCAATGAAGAATGTAAACGTCCATCTCAATCTACTCGGAGCAAGGGAGAGCCTATATCTGCTAAAACAGTTAAAAATGAATGGGGACTCATAGCAACCATCATAAATGAATATTACCCTTTTGCATATTCCGTGAAATTGCCACAGGACAATCCTACCGTACATGAATTATCCACGCCCGACGTAATATTCAAAGTCGTAAAAGGAACCAACATAGAATTACCTGTGCTTCTGGCCATGTGGTTAAGTTTTTCCATGTCCGAAATCAAGGGGCTTACGAAATCAAAATCCATTAAGGGTCATTATTTATACATCGACCAAGTGACTATTCATGTTAACGGTCAGGACATTGATAAGAGTGTTGCAAAAAATCCAAAAAGAAACCGCATGTTAGAAATCCCAGATTATATTTATGATTTAATCCAAAAGGTAGATGGTGACAGATTGGTCCCACAAAGCGGTAAAGCGGTCTCTAACAAGTTTTCAAGGCTCCTTGCTAATAATGGTATACCCCACATGTCTTTTCACGATCTGAGGCACGTTAGCGCCTCTGTAATGGCATTGCTGAATGTCCCCGACAAGTATGCTCAAGATCGTGGTGGTTGGAAAACAGATAAGACCATGAAAAGCAGGTACATGCAAACCTTCGATTCTGTCCGCCGGGATGTAGATAAAAAAATTGATAATTACTTCTATGATGCTCTGTTTGGGGAAGCGGAATCCGCCATAAAAAGAAAGTACGAAGCATGGCTCACTCTCTATGAAAAAGAAGATTCACAAGATTCAAAAGTAGAGTTTTCCAAATGGATGCAACACGAAATGCAACACAAAATATAAAAAGTGCCGTATTTACGGCACTTTTAGAGTGGAGTAGACGGGAGTCGAACCCGTGTCCAAAAGCCTATTCCCTGTCCTTCTACGAGTGTAGTTTATTCTTTGACATTCCCTCCGCGCCCCGGGAATAAACACCCTGAGCATTTCAGTAGCTTCATGTTACGCCCATATGCGCAAAGCTTTGCATATGTCGTTTCTCACATGTTTGAAGCCGGGATCCTAAGGTGTGAGTGCCCTAGGGCCGACTGCTGCCATTAGGCAGCGTATGCTAAATTATCGTTAGCGTTTAATTTTAATTTGGCCATTTAACGCATTACCATGCGACTCGCTTCTCCAGCTGCAAAACCCCTGTCGAAACCTTTACTACCCCTTATTCAATTGTCAGACCAAGTATACTTGATGGCACACACACTGTCAAGCACTTGCAGTAAAGCATTGCAGGATCAGAGCCTGCAGA